CCGGAGCGTCGTCAGCTTCTCGGTCGCCGCCGCGGCGCCGCCGATGGCATCGGCGCCCTTCGTCCCGTAGTAGGCATCGGGGCCGGTGCGCAGGATCTCGCGCTCGGCGGTGAGGTAACGGTTGTTGAAGTCCTGGACGCGGGTGTCGTTGGCGTCCTTCGCCATCCGCTCATGGAGCGATAAGACGTTGTCGGACGCCTGCCCGAGCCGCTGGCCGGCGAGCTGCAGGTCCTGCGCCTGGTTGGCCCCGAACAGGGCGGGATCGCCGGCCGCCGGCACGCTGGGCTGCGCGTTCGGCAGCGGCTGCGGCGAGACCTCGCCGATCGGATAAGGACGAACGACCGGCATTCACCGCTCCTTGGTGCGAGTAATTGACCCGTGATAGCGTCCCGCCGCTGGGAGGCGAGCGTTGTGAAGAGACTGGGTTTGGTGGTGGTGCTGCTGTTGTTTGGATGCACCGACCCACAGAAAACCGTCGAGCAGGTCCTGCCACGCTATCAGGGCAGGTCCATAGAGACGGTAATGTTGCGATGGGGACCGCCCGAACAGGCCATCAAGACTGCTGGCGGCACGATCTATACTTGGGCAGGCCGCGAAAACGCCACGTTCAGCAGTTCCGCCACGAGCATAGGCTATATCGGCACAACGCCAGCAATCGTTACCTCGCCCACGAGCGAGACCGTGAGCGGCCTCTGCACACTTGAGGTTCATGCAGACACGGAAGGCCGAGTCCTCGCGATCAGATATCGAGGCGCCGGAGGCCCCTGCCAGATCTGGCTTGAGAGATTGCGCTAGCATAGCTTAATACGTGTAGCCGGCGCCGGGACCCGGTAGTGGCAGTGAATCGCCAGCACCACCCGCTTTCGGGTCCAAAAATTTGAACCTGTCCCACTTCTCCGCCAGCGAGCTCGCGCCCATCAGCAGGCTTGCGCCGGCGCCGAGGTAGCTCGGTTCGAAGCTTTCGCGCAGGGCGGCGTCGGCGCCGAAGCCGGCGCCCTGCACCTGGTAGCCCCACGCCTCGCGCGCGGCGTTGCTGCGGATCGTGAGTGCGTCCTGTTCGCCGGCGCGCGCGGTGTCGCCCAGGATGTCGGTCGGGCTGCCCGCGAGGTCGGTGCCCTGCGCCGCGAGCGCGGCGGTCTGCGTGCCGATCCTCTGCGCGGTGAGGTCGCGCTGCTTCTGCTCGGCGATCTGGCCGCGCAGGACGGCATCGCGCGCCTGTTGCTCGGCGAGCTGCTGGCGCTGGCGGGCGAGCTGCGCCATGTAGCCCTGTTGCGCGCCGGCGGCGGCCTGGGCATCGATCTGCCCCTTGACCGACATCGCGGTGCCGCCGGCGGCGAGTGCGAGCGAGATGAAGGGAAGCGCTTGAGCCATCAGGCCGTCCTCTCGAAAGGATGGAAGGGAAGTCCGGAGACGCCGTAAGGCACCGGCGGATCGATGCGGAAGCCGAGCCAGCGCAGCCAGCCCTGCGAGGTCGTGTTGCGGGCGTCGACGAAGTTGCGCAGCACCGGATAGTCGGCCTGCCAGCGGTCGATGAACTCGCGATTGCGCCGCAGGAAGGCGCGCTGATGCCGCTCGATCGCGACGCTGCCCAGCAGCCAGGGGATGCCGGTGACGCCGACCAGGCTCAAGGGCGCAACGCCGAAGACGCAGACCAGCTCGCCGTCCGCCAGCCCCGCCCACGCTTCGGAGGACTGCCGGATGCTGTGCTCGACCGTTGTCGCGGGCGGATCGTGCGACCACGCCTCCGCCTCGAGACGGTCGGACGGGCGCAGCACGAGGGCGTGCGCATCGTCCGGCGTGGCTGGCCGGATCTCAACCGACGGAGACATCGGGCGTCACTCCCGTGATGGTGTAGGGCAAGGGCGAGTTGTGTACCCGGAACAGCGCGCGGCCGTGCCAGTCCCAGCCTGGTGCGGCGATCTGGTGCATGAAGTCGGTGACCAGCGCCGGCGCCGTCGAGGGCGCCGGCGCGAGCGGGTTGGCGAGGTCCTTCGCCTTCATCGCATGGAGCAGCGGCGCGCCCTGCCCGCCCGAGGGGCCGGCGACCAGCCCGCTGTTCGCGCTGTCCTTCAGCGCGACGATCAGGCGGTTGATCTTCTTCCTGCGGCCGGTCCATTTGCCGGACTGGTCCTCGCCGTCGACATCGAGCAGCTCGAGGTCGGCGTCGGGAATGATCTTGCCCACGGTCACGAGCGAGGCCGCGACCGGCAGCGTGACCTGTCCCGCCGCCGAGACCGTGAGCGGGCCGCGCACGATGCCGTCGGCCAGTGCCCACACGGTCTCGCCGACGAGGTGCCAGAGCCCGGAGATCGTCGTCGCCGGCGCGCCCGAGTATCGCAGCGCGCTATCGAGGAACCACGCCTCGGCGATCGTGCCGAACACCCGGCTGTGCAGGCGCTCGACGTAGCGCATGGTCACCCCGCCGATGGTGCGCCGGACGATGAAGTAGACCGCCGTCTCGTCGCCCTCCTGTACGGCGCAGACGCTCTCGAACGCGCCGTCGGTCGTGGTGCGCCGCGACCAGGCATAGAGCTGCTGCTCGGTCAGGAAGGTGAAGGGCAGCAGAACGCCGTCGTCGCGCACCGCCCAGCAGATCGAGTCGGGATCGCGCACATAGGCCCAGTCGACAATGTGGTTGTGCTCGAACAGATGCGTGGCGAGGAGGCTGAGGTCGGCGCCAGTCCAGGTATCGGCCGCCCACTGGTACTGCAGGCTCCGGACCTTCTTGCGGTTGGGCGGGATGTAGAGCAGCACGTCGTTGGCGACGATCGGCCTTATGTCCGAGCTGCCGTTGTAGCTTTGCGGCCGCGCCACGAACTGCGCCGGGGTGATCACGTCCGCCGAGCCGGCCGAGACCTTCCACTCCGCGCCGCCGGTGAGCACGATCATCTGGGTGAGGCTGATCATGTGCCGGATGTCGTTGACCTGGCGCGAGGCCAGGGTGCGGGTGATGGCGTCGCTGTCGCGCGTCGGCTGCGACTGGCTCATGTTGTTGAAGGCGCCGGACACCGAGCCCCACAGGGTCTGCGGCTGGGCCGCCGTGCTGGCGAACCACTGCCGCCCGTCGTGATAGGTGTTTACGCCCGGATTGACGGTCGGGTCGTTGACCATGTTGAGCGTCAGCACCGCGCCGGTGCCCGCGCTGTCGGTCGCGAAGGCCGAGGGAAAGCCATAGTATGGGAAGTCGGCGAACCGCGCCGAGCCGGGGTTCACGATCGTGACGCCGGTGATCGCGCCGCCCGTCACGACCGCCGTGATGACCGAGCCGCCATAGTCGACGGTCGGGCCGTAGCCGACCTCGAAGCCGGCGTACAGCGTGTGGATGACGGTGCCGGCGCTGTAGCCCGAGCCGCCGTTGACGACCGAGCCGCCGCTGATCACGTAGGTCGGCGCGGTGACCGGATTGCCGTCGCCGTCCATGCCGACGACCTTGCTGCCGCCGTCGGCCGTCATGGTGAGGGCGATGATCGCGCCCGAGCCGGCGCCGTCGGTGATCGTGACGGTCGGTGCGATCAGGCCCTTGCCCGTCTTGGTCACGGCGACGGCGGTGATGACTCCGCCCGCCACGATCGCAGTGAGCTGCGCCGACGAGCCGAGGCCCGAGGGATCGTTGACCGTGAGCACCGGATCGAGATAGCCCGAGCCGCCATTGTCGACCGTCACCGAGCCGATCGCCTGGTTGGCGAAGGGATTGCGCTGCTGCGGCGGCGTGGTCGAGGTGTCCGGCACGATCGTGGTGTCGGTGAAGCTGACCGTGCCGCCGCTGGCCGGCGCCTGGGCGGTGCCGATGAAGCCGTACACTCCGTTCTTCTTCTTGTAGACCGAGTAGGCCGAGCAGCCCGCGAGCTTCGGCCAGGTGAGGGTCGAGGTCTCGCCGCTCGAGCCCGCGTCGGCCGATTGCAGGCTCTCCTCGCCGCTTTCGTCGTTGATCGCGGTCACGGCATAATGCTGCGCCGTGCCGGCCGCCGACGAGGTGACGCCGCCCGGCGCGATCTGGACCGGCGCAAAGATGATCGTCGACAGCGTCCAGTCGGCGTGGTCGGTGCGGGTCAGCTTGCGCGGCGTGTGGTTCTTGTGGGTGAGCGTCAGCGTGTCCGCCGACTGCTCGTACTTCAGCGTCGGCAGGTCGGCGGACAGGTAGGGCGTCGCGAGCGTATAGAGTCGCGCCGCCGTGCCGCCCGAGGTGAAGGCCGCGAAGCCGGTCGTGTCGATGCCGATCGATACCAGGTTGGCGTCGATCCTCGTGATATCGACAGTGCGGCCGCGGAGCTGCGCCATGCCGCCGATGCCGGCGGACAGGTGGAGCCGATCCCCGGTCGACCAGCCGTGATCCGTCACCTGCATCACGCCCGGACTGGCCTGGGTCACGTTCTCGATCACCTTCGCCGCTTCCAGCACGTAGCCGCCGTCCTTGATGACCCGCAGCTTCCGATCGCCAAGCTCCAGCACATAGGTCTGGAGAGTCGAGTATTGGAACCCGATCAGCCGGCCGGTCTGGGCGCTGTCGAGCACCTCGCCGACCCATGCGGTGCCGGGGCAGTTGGACGCGCCGCCCTGGGGATGGACGTACCAGTTCAGCATCGTGCGGACGCCGATATGGTACTTCGCGAGATCGGCGCGCGAGTACAGCGCCGGCGAGAGCTCGCCGGCGGCGAAGCTCGGCTGCGTGAACCGGGCCATCAGAACGACCCCGGCCGGCGGCCCTGCCAGCGCTGGAGCGCGGAGCCGTCGATGCCGCGTACCGACAGGCTCTCGACGTCCTGATCGACGGTGTTCGGCGCGCTCTCGTTGGCGTTGGCGGCCTGGGCCTGCTCGATGGCCGCGCGCGCTTCGGCCTTCACCGCATCGGCGGTCGACCGGCTGCCGGTCAGGGGGCCGACGATGGCGGCGGCCAGCGCCCAGCCCAGCGCCTCGCGCAGCGACGGGTCGAACCTCGACTCGTACGTGCCGTTCACGAGATCGAGCTGGTAGGAGGTGTAGATCATCACCGGACAGGGGATGTTCATCAGGATGGTCGTGCCGGCCGACGCGTCGTCGGCGATCTCGTAGTCGACGCGCGTCCAGTTCGGGAAGCTGGCCTGCGGCAGGCCGAGATCGAAGCCGCGGATCGCGAGGCAGTCCGCCGGATGGACGAACATGTAGGTCCAGGACGGCGGCCATACGGCACCGCAGGCCACCTCCTCGAGCGCCACCCGCCGGCGCACGCAGTTCCAGTCGGTGCCGCGCAGGATGGTGCGCACGATCGAGGGGTAGCGGAGCGCGCAGGCCGCCGCCTCGGCGCTCTGCTCGGTGAGCGAGGCGAGCGCGGTCCCGGCCGTCGCGTTGAGCAGCGCCGCATTCCAGATGTCGAGCAGGTCGGAGGCAGCCATGGTCTTGTCCCCTATTTCCAGAGCACTCGGCCGTTGCCGATCAGCGCCGCGATGTTCCAGGCCGACGCGATGAGGCACGGCCACGGATGGATGTCGTTCACGAGGTCTTCCTGCAGGGCGTAGAGGTAGGAGCCGTCGGGCCGCTGCCCGCGGACGAGGAGCTGCGCGAGCCCCTGCGCCCGCAGCGGATCGATCGTGCGCAGGGCCGCCACGGCGCCGAAGCCGCCCTCGTACCAGACCGCCTTCACGGTCTCTGCCGGGTAGCCATCCTCGGGAATGAAGGTCGTGAAGCCCGACAGGCCCGTGCCTGCGTCGGTGAGGTAGTAGAACTCGTAGGCGCGCGCGATCGACGTCCGCGCCTCGAGCAAGAGGTTCCACTTCTCGAGCAGCGCGCCGCCCCAGGTGTGGGTGTCGAGCGCATGCATGCCGTCCGGCGTGTTGACGCCGGCGACAACTGTCCCGCCCTGCCAGAAGACGCCGTGCGTGCCGGCCCAGCCCATGCCGTCGGTGAGAAGCGCCGTCTCCATCGCGTCGGCGGCGCCGCGGTAGTCGACATCGACGCTGCCGTAGAGCCGGTCGGCGAGATCGAGGCACCACCAGGCGTCGATGTTGTGCTCCACCGACCACCACGGAATCACGTAGTCGGGATCGAGCACGCCGTCGACGTATCGGCCCTTGCCGCCGTTCACGGTGCCCAGGGCATTCGTGTAGCCCATGATGAAGGCGAGCGCTGCCTTCGCGGCATCGGCCGTGCGGGTAGCGAACCAGTCGCGATATTCCTCCTGGTCGGCCAGCAGCAGCGCGTAGCAGACCCACGCGATGGCGCCGTTGCGGATGAAGCCGGCGTTGTGGTCGAGCGCGAACTGGTTGTTGGCGAACGGGAAGCTGCCGTCCTCGTTCTGGACCAGCAGCAGGGTCTCGACCAGCTTGGCGGCCGCCTCCTGCTCGCCCAGCGCCATCAACGCGATCAGGGCGACGGCCTGATCGTAGAGGAAGCACGTATCCATGAAGCCGTCGTAATAGACGCTGGTCGTGTTCTGGCCCGCGGACTGCGGTGGCACGATGTAGGAGCGCATCAGGCCGGAGCGCATCGTGTACTCGCCGTAGATCCGCTTGGTGTTCACGTTCACCAGCGTGACGCGGCCGATCGACGGCGGCGCGAGCGATACCGTCCATGAGAGATCGAACTGAGCGGACTGCACGCTGGTCGGGAAGGCCGGGATCGCCGAGCCGCTGATCGCCCGGTACTCGATGCGCAGGTCGGGCCAGGCCCCGGGATCGGCGGCGTTCTCCTCGGCCCAGACCTGGCCCACGACGCGCACGCTGCAGCCGTCGACCTGCTCGACTAGCCGCAGCTTGACCTTGCCGCCGAGCGGCTGGTGGCGGCTGATCGTGAAGCTGCCCGCGGCGGAGACCGGCTCCAGCGCCCAGGCATATTCGACGTCGGTCTCCTCGGTGACGAGGATCTGGTAGCTTCGGCCCGGCGTCGCGGTGAAGGCCGCCAGCGTGCCGTCGATCACGTAGGGATAGCCCGGCGCCAGGCTGACCGATGTGAATTGCGGGCTGCCCGCCGTGTAGCCGACCAGATAGTAGTCGCGCACGTCGCCCGGGCGCTCGCTCTCGCGCCACGGAGCGCCAACCAGGATGCGGCCCGTGTCGGAGCCGGCATCGCTCTCGTCGGCATAGGTCACGAGCTGGAACGACCAGGTGCCCGCCGGCGGATCGTTCACCGTCGCCGACCAGAAGCTGTTGGCACCGATGCGGGCGATGAACTGAGTCACGCCGTCGACCGCGCCGACGATGAAGTAGCTGCCCCAGTTCGTCCCGCCATCGGCGTAGACGGTGGCCGGATCGACCACGAAGTCGGGCGGCGGATCGGGATTGACCATGTCGCGCCGGCCTGCCCAGCCATCCATCGAGGCGTACGGGACGTCGACGAAGCCTGTGAAGTCGGCGCGCACGCCCGGCGTGATGGGAAACCAGAGCGGGCCCTGCAGGATCACGGGCGTGTAGGGCGCGCTGCCGGTGGCGGGCGGCACTGTCCAGGTGCCGGTCCATGGGCCGCTGCCGTTCCGGCCGATGCTCGCATCGTCCGGCACCAGCGTCGAGGAACGGAAGCGCTGGCGCTGCTGCGCCATGGACCGCAGCCAGTCGCGCGAGCGGGCGATGCTGTCATGCACGGCGATCGGGCCGGCGGCGAGGAGCAGGCTTTCCCAGGTGTTCATCAGTAGGCCTGCGCGATCATGGCGGCGAAGAACGCGGTACCGTCGATCGTCCACACAACGGCGAGATCGCGCTTTCCGTCGGCGGTGCTCAGCACCGGCGCGCCCGTCAGCCAGGTCCACGGCCAGGCCTGCTCGTACGCGGTGCCGTCGGCGGTGAACTCGATCATGAAGGCGATCCCTCGAGGCGCGTTGCGGATCGTGATGCCGGTGATGTCGGCATCCACGGTCACCAGGAAGAAGTCGCAGCCCGAGAGGTTCAGCACCAGCATGCCGGCGCTGATGTCGACTGTGCACGCAGGCTGGATGCAGTTGCCGCAGGGATCGGCCGGACGAAATGTCGGCGCGTAGGGAACCGTAGCCATGATCGTCTCCTAGGCGCTGGACAGGGCGATACGCGCTTCGAGGCAGCGCTTGTCGCGTTCCTTGTTGAACGCGAGCAGCCAATCGACAAGCGGTTCCCACAGGGCCCGGTCGGCCTTGAAGGCCGCGACCTGCCCGTCCGTCGCGCGATAGCGCGTCGTGACGATGCAGAGCGTGTCGGCGGTCGCGACGATCGGCGTGCGCTCAGCGCAGGCCGTCAGCACGATCGCCGTAAGGAGTGCGGTGCACTTCTTCATCGGTCCTCTCCTTGGAAATGCGGGCGGCATCGAGGGTCCTGATCGTCTCCTGCTGGACCTCGACCTTGACGTTGCTCGATCCTGCGACTTCGCCCTCATGCCGGATGAAGCTGATCGCTCCACCGACAAGAACGGCGATCAGCAGGCCGACGATGGCGATCCGCTGGATCTGCGACAGGCCGAACATCAGGCGGTCCCGATCGCGGCAACCGATTGGTCATAGAGGCCGTCCCACGAAATTCGGTGCGGCGCGCCCGGCTTCCATCGCCGGATGTAGTAGTCCCAGCCTGCCACCTTGTCGCCGACCGCGGGAAGCGGCGCGGGATCGCTCCACAGAAGGAGCCGCGCCATCGCGCAGGCCAGCATGTCGTTCCAGGCCATCGCCTCGAACACCGTGGCCTGCTCGTAGGGCACGTCGCAGGCGGCGCAGACAAGACCGAGCTGGCGCGGGCTCTTCTGGAACACGTCGGTCGTGCCGCTGTATGGGCCGCCCTCGAATTGCCAGTAGGACCGCGCCGGGCCGCCGATCTGCCGGCGCTCCTTCCAGCGGCTTTCCTGCCCGGCGATCGTCATCACCAGGACCCGCGCGTTCGCGCTGACGGGAACGCCGATGCCCGGCGACGACGCCATGTACAGAAGTGTCGGCTCGACGATGCGGGTAAAGAAGATGTCAGGTGTCATGACGACGAAGCCTCTTCTGCTGTTGCCACTTGTGCAGGCGCCGGCGGGACAGCACGTAGCCCCCGACGATCACCCAGATGAAGAAGTCGATGCCGCTCATCGTTCGCCTCCGCGTCCGAGCCACGCATCGCGCCAGCGCCGGAAGGTGGCGACGGGATCGGCCGCCCACTGCCGGGTCGCCGCGACGACCGCGCCCATCACGTCGCTCAACAGCATGGCGATGATGATGGTGACCCCGGACGTCGCCTTGGTGCCGAGCTGCCAGTGCTCGCCGATGGCCGCGCCGAGATAGAGCGAGAGGAAGGCCGAGCAGAACCAGGTGGCGATCCTCTGCCGTCGCGTCTGCTGGATCGACCATTTCAGCCCGAACCAGGCGCCGATCGCCGGCGGCACGAACGGCCACAGCGCGTCCCAGATATCGCGCAGGTCCGACCTGTCGATCATCACTCTTCCTCGGCCGGCCAGGTCACCTGGTCGACCAGCACGCCGTCGGCGCGCATGGCGGGGCCGGCCTCGGGCTCGGGGAGTTCGACGCCGTCCCACTCGAACGGAGGGCCGAGGTAGGGAACCACCAACTGATTGAGCAGGTCAGGGCGGACGTAGGCGAATATCGCGCCGGGATCTTCCGGGTCGTTGGCGCCGGGCCAGTTCTGGTTGGTCCACGCCGCATAGGCGCGAGCCTCGGTTTCCTTCGCGGCGGGAAAGAGGACAAGGCGGTTCGGCATGGCTACTTCCTCGAGGTCAGGTAGGCGAGCAGGCGCGCGGCGTCCGATGCGCTCGGGGCGGCGTCGAAGGCGAGGAGCGTGGCAAGGCCGCCCTGGTAGAAGGTCGACGCGGTCACGTTGGCGACGGAACCGATGCGCGTGCGCGTCGTGTCGTTCGTGTTCAAGGTGGCGGCGGTCGGCACACCGGCGACGCCGTCGACCTCGCCGTACGAGCTGGATGCACCGAACAGCGACCGGAAGACGCAACGACCCGAGAAGTCGTTGCTGCTCTGCACTGCCGAGAAATTCGCCGCACCGTCGCCGAAATTGGTCGAGAAGCGGTTCACAACCGAGACCACGACCCGCCGGCACGAGCGCGACTTGCCGCCGCCCGCGCCGCCCCAGGCCACGATGCTCCGCTGCGCGGTGTCGGCAGGAAGCGTGGTCTGGTCGGCCAGCCCCCAGACTTCGCCGGTCGCGGTGTTGGCGGGCAGGTTGCCGACTCCGACGCCCTCGAGGCAGTCATCGACCCCGTCGAAGGTGACGACCGCCCGGCCGTTGAAGCCAGTGGGATTGAAGGCCGGGCGCGCGGCCGACACGCTCTGCGTCAGCGCGAAACCGCCGATGGCGTCGGTCCACGTGCGAACCGCGCCGCCGACCAGGTCGAGCCCATCCGCCCAATCGGCATCCCACCACGCAACCAGCGAAGGGATCGCGAGAGGCGACCAGCTCCAGGGCGCCGGGCTTCCCGCCCGATGGGTCGGCATGACGCTCATCAGCTGAAGGCGCCCACGCCCACGGCGGTGACATTCGCGCCGGTCGTGACCTTCCAGCCCGCGCCGGTGCATTTGGCGCCGACCGGCACGAAGAACGGATGCAGGGTGCCCACGCTGCCGGCGCCGCCGGCGAAGATCGCGATGGGCGAGCCACCGCCGTCCTTGATCGACACCGCGCCGGGAGACGTGGTGCCGGGCACAATCAGCACGCCGGCGAGATAGTCGCCGATCGCGCCCGTCGCGCCCATCGCCTGGTCGGACTGCCCGGCGGCTACCGTCTCGTAGTTGGTGCCGTTGGCCACCGGCAGCGGGTTGTCGTCGGCGACGGGAACCGCACCCTTGTTGGCCAGCGTGCTCTTGAGGAACGAGATGACGTTGAAGCTCATGGCTTTCTCCGGGGAAGGTCCGGAGCCGGCGATGTGCCGGCTCCGGGAGGGATCAGATGGTGCCGACGACCGGCTTCCTGCCGGTCTCGGGGTCGAGGTAGCCGGCCGGCGGCTTGCCGTCGGTCATCGGCGGCGCGGTGAGCGGCGTCTGGGCGACCTCGGGCAGGCAGGCGTAGCGCTCGTCCGGCGGGGTGTCGTTCCACCACCGCACGTCGGCGCCCGCTTCGATGCGCTTGAAGCCGTCATAGTGCGGCTCCAGCAGGCGAACCCGATCGCCTTTCCTGACCTCGTCGAGGGTGGTGGGCTTGGGCCTGGTCATGGTGCAGCTCCCTACAAGACGCTGAAGCCGGACGGCCGGGCGACGTTGTCGTGGCGGTCGAGCACGAGGTAGGCGTTGAAGGCGCCGGCCGTGAGGTTGTTGGTGTCGACCGTGTAGCTGACCTGGATGTAGCGCCGCAGACCGAGAGGAAGGCGGATGCGCAACGCCTCGTAGCCCGCCACCAGCGTGGCCTTGGGAATGGCCATGGTCGCCACCACCACCGCGAAGGAGGTGTTGTCCGCGCTGTCGTCGAGCGAGAAGGTGACGTTCGAGGCGCCGCCCGAGGCCGCGACCGTGGTCGCGACCTGGATGACGAGCTCGATCGATTGACCGCCGCCCACGTTGCGGGTCGCGGTCGCCATATCGAGGCTCCGGGTCGAGGACGCCGTGGCCGTCACGGCCTGGGCGTCGGACATGTAGAGATTGTTGTCGACGATGGACATGGTTCTGGTTCCTTCTCCCGCGTGCCCTCAGGACACGACCGATTCGGTGTTGAGGATCTGGTCGACGGTGCGCAGCGGAATGCCGTCGTAGTTGGGGAAGCGCTTGATCACGCCGCGATTGTCGTCGGTCGAGGTGTCGCGGATCGTGGTCAGGTTCACGGTCGAGGAGACCGGGACACCGCGATTGCGCTGCTTGTTGAAGTGGCGCTGCACGGTGCGGTTCATGTAGAGCGCCGGGCGGCAGGCATTGAGGTTCGGGATCCTGGCGATCGCCTGGTCGACCAGGTCGACGAGGTCGGGCGGCGTGGTCGAACGAAGCCCGCCCGCATTCGCGGACGTGTCGATGTTCGCGATGCGCACGACGTAGCGCCAGTCCTTGATCGACAGGCCGGCCTTCCACACATAGTGCGTGATGTAGGCCTTGTAGCGCTTGTTGTTGGCGTCGAAGGCCCAGTCCTCGCCCTCGTCGGTGTCCTGCAGGCCCGCGATCGAGCCCTTCGGGAAGATGCCGCGCACGGTGTCGTCGCCCCAGCCCACGAGCCAGATCGACGATTGCTGCGAGGCGGTCGAGCCCGTGGCCGACACGATGTTGTTCGCGGTCTGCGACGTGCCGGTCGACAGCGACGCATAGCGCGGCGTGAAGCCCATCGGCTTCTCGGGCGCGAGCGCGGAGTTGGAGTACATGAGCTGTGCCGCCATGTCCTGCGCCATGCCCTCGAGGAACCCCTTGTTCTGGCTCATCCGCCACTTCGCGGAGTTGCCGTTGAGGTCCGCCACTGCCTTGTCGACGATGGCGATCGCCTCGGACATGCCGCAGGTGTCGGTGACCTGTGCCTCGGTCGTCTTGCTCGGATCGACGCCCTGGTTGAGGCGGCGCCAGGTCGGCGTCGGCAGGGACGTGCGCACCGAGTCGCGATGGCCGGTAGGCAGGTTGCCCTCGATCCACAGCATGTCCTCGAGGATCTCGTTTTTCTGGCTCAAGAGCTCGGCCACGTCGGCAATCGAGCCGTCGGGCTGAAGGTTCTTGGCGAAGTCCGCCAGCGTGTAGGCGGTCGTGATGTTTACGGTGGCCACGGTTTGGCTCCTTGGTTACGGGTTCATCTTGCTGTTCGGGAAATGCGCGCGAGCATCGCGATGACCGCCACCGGTGCCGGCATTGCCGGGGATGTACGTGTCGTCCTCGATCGCCATCCTGCCGATTTTCGCCAGGGCCTTGATGAAGCCGGCGCGGTTGGTGACACCGAAGTGCTCCAGCAACGCGACCTCGTCCCTGCCGAAGATCCTGAGCGCCGCGTTCTTCGCGACGCCTCGCTCCTGCGGAGTGGTTGCCCGCTCCGCCGAAGCTCTCCAGCCCGACACCTGGTCGGCGAACGCCCGGGCATTGCCTTCGGCGCCTGCCTTCTGCTGCCGGGCATAGAAGCTGACGAGTTCCTTCACCGCGTCGGGCGACATCTGGTGCCGCGCGAACAACTCGGCGGCTGGCCCGGCCAGAGCCTCGTCGATCGCGAAGCCTTCCGGCGCGGCGGCGTCGGCGATCGCCTTGGCGTAGTCGATCGGCGCGTCGTCGCGCGCGGTGTCGTCGCGGGTGGCATCGTCTTCTGGTGCGGCGTCCGCGACCTGCGTCTGCGCGATGTCGGAGACGTCGCCGTCCGCGGCCTGCGCGGTTTGCGTCGCCTGTTCGGCCTGCTCAAGCATCATCCTGTTCCTTCTCCATCGTTGCCGCCTTCGCGAGCAGCGCCATGTCGGCGTCGCGCCGCGTGGCCTCGCCCAGCGCGGCCAAGAACTGCTCGGGACTGACCCGCTCGGCCCACGCCATCATCTGGCGGGCGGCCGATCGCCTGCCGGCGTTGTGGTCGGTCACCCGCGCGCTACTGGCGTCCCAGCCGTCGCCCATCCAGCCGAAATCGCGCGCCAGCCGGGACAGCACGCGCCGTCCGTCCTCGTCGGACATCACCCGGTGCAATGCCTCGTCGTCCGCTTCCTCGCGCTGGCGGTCGAGCTGCTCGAGCCGCCTGTTCTGGCGCGTGTTGCCGAGGTCGCGGCTCATGCAGCACCTGCCGCCGGCGCGGCGCCGGCCATCGGAGCGACACCGGTGAGCGCCTCGAGGCCGTTGCGGTCGCCGACCTCAGTCTCGCTCAGGGTCTTGGCGCCCTGCACCAGCGCCATGCCAGCCTGAGCGGCCTGCGCCGCGGCGGCCTGGCGGGCGCGGGCATCGGCGAGCTTGTGCGCTTCCTCGTTGCTGCGGATCACGCCGGACGGCGTGCCGATCGCATCGCTGTGCTTGTCGATGGCGTTGTAGATGTCGAGCTTGTCGGCCGCCTGCGGGAAGGCCGCGACCAGCGAACCGACATAGCTCGTGGTGCGCTCGATCGCCTGCACGCGCGTCGCGTTCTGCGCCTGCGCGAGCATCGAGATCATCTCGACCTCGAGCGGCCACCCGACCAGCTCGCGCGGCGGCGGCGCGAGCAGCCCCTTGCGGTACAGCTCGTCGAACGCCCAGTCGATCAGGGGCTTCAGCAGCTCGCCGTGCAGGCTCTCCAGCACCGGCCCGAGCAGCATCATCTTCTCTTCCTTGCGGGCGAGGATCTCGATCTGGTTGCGCGGCTGCACGCCCTCCATCTGCGAGATCATCAGGAAGAGGTCGGCGAAGTAGGTCCGGTCGACCGTCTGCCGCAGATCCTGGATGAGGTTCTGCAGCGGCGCGATCACCGACGGATGCGTCTGGTACAGGGGCCGGCCGACCTTGTCCGCGAGGTTGCCGGAGAAGTAGTTGACGAAGCCCGGCGTCGTGCCGCTTGGCTGGTTCTTGAGCTCGGTCGGGAAGGCCATCGCCGGGTTGACGTGCTTGTCGACCGCGGCGTGGCGGCGCTTGCCGAGGAGCTGCAGGGACTTCAGATCCGAGTCGGCGGCGTGACCGCAGCCCGAGCCGTAGGGGTTGTCCATCAGCACTTCCCACTTCGGCGCGAGCACCGGGAAACGGTCGTAGCCGGCGACGCGCAGCAGGCGGTCGTCCTTGCCCTCCTCCCAGGTCACCGACCGGTACTTCTTGCCGCGCGTGCCGTACGCGCCGGGCTCGAACTCGTCGTTCGGCTCGATGCAGTGGATCAGCATGACGTTGCGGTCGGCGCCGGCCTTTCCCTTGCGCAGCCGGACATCGGGGCTGACCCTGTCCTCGCCGTACTCCCGGATCACGTTGCGCGCCGGCAGGGCGAAGCGGCGGATGAAGGTGTCGGTCACCATGCGGTGATCGTTGGCGAGCCAGTAGGTGCCGACGGTCTGCGGGTAGAAGCGGAAGACATCCTCGAAGTCGGCCTGCATCAGCGCGCAGGCCGTGCCGAAGCCACCGACCTCGCCATAGAGGTGATGCAGGCAGGCGTAGAGATTCGACTGACCGAAGAACATCAGCATGCGTTCGGCAACGCCGTCGAGCCAGTGGCGCACGTCGTCCGAGTTGGCGACGCGCGGATCCGGCACCGTGAGCCGGAACCACGGCTGGGTGCGCGGCGTCAGCCCGCTCATCAGGCCGGCGCGCAACACGCGCAGCGCGAAGTGCGCCACCATGTCGATGATCGCCTGGGTTTTCTTGGCGCCGCGGTCGCCCTGGTCGGCGGTGCGGAAGAAATCGCCGCGCTGCGGGATCTGGTAGCGCGCGATGTCGCGCCAGCCCGGCTCCCAAGACAGGCGGATCTGCTTCAGCTCGCTGAAGCGCGCGTTGAGATGCTCGGCGAGGTCGCGATCGGTGCGGGCCATGATGGTCACTGCCCCGTCAGCGTCTTGAAGCCCGGCGATCCGGCCGTGGCGGCTGGCGTCATCAACCCCGAACCACCACCCCTGTTGGTGATGGTGCTGGCGTAGCCGGACGCGGCCTGCGCCTTGCGCTTCATGGCGTCGCCCGCCCGCACGACGGCGGGATCGAGCGCGGTCGGCGGCGGTGGCGGTGCCGGCGGCAGAAGCACCGGCGGCGGCATGGCCGGAGCGGAGCCCATGCACATCAGCGGCCCCGGCCGGCACGGCCGGCAACACGGGCGAACGACGAAAGGAGGATGCGGAAAAGCAACAAGGCGGCGACTCCCTCAGGAAGCTGTCGCCTGTTCTTTTGTTAAGTGTGACTTAGGAAATGCAACAGCGCGCGAGGCAAGGCTCGACCCCGGCGAAGCCCGCGTTCATGCCTTGCCCGAGCTCGCGCGGCGGCCGGCCGCTGTCCCGGTCGTGCGACGACCGGGACAGCGGCGCCGACGGAAACCGGCTTAGCTGGTGGCTACGGTCCGGAAGATCCGTTGTGTGCGAGCCCGTTCAGCGATCACGTCGTAGGCCCTCGAGATCGTGAGCATCAGATCCCGGGCCGCGCGATCCCCTATACCTTCGGCCCTCGTACGCGCTTCCTCCGCCCGCAATTCCCAATATCCAGGCGTCATTAGCCCTTCGTCTCTTTCTGGCGTCCCCAAGTTTCCCTCCCATGCCTCCCCAGGCCAGAGAATATTGCACCCGATGACCCAAAACGTCCATCGGCGCATTCATCCTCGGCCTGATTTCCACGCGCAATGTCGGGAACTCGAACGTCCGGTGCCAACCGATTTATGACGGTATGGCAAAGCTCGACAGGCCCTGGGCTCTCATGTTCGGGAGCAACTGCGACCTGTGGTCGCCGGCTTGCTGCGCTGGCGGAAACTATGACGCAACCGGACCCTCGCACCATCGTTGCCTCTGCTGCAATCCAGTCGCATTGTTGCCGTCGTGGGATGATTGAGTTTGGAACTGGACTGAGTTTGGGACTGAGTCTGGGACTGGGACTGAGTTTGGGATTGGGACTGGGTTTGGGGATGGGGACTATGCTTCGCAATTATGCCGACCTGTGCTTCGGAGCCCTGCGGCTCGCTTTCTTTGCCTGCCTCGTTTTGCTCGTTGCCCTCTCGTGGCTGCCGGCCGAGGAAATGGTTCGAACCGGCGTCAGCGCGCGCGTCGAGCATGTCGTGGCCTACCTGGGCACGGCGATCATCATGGCGCTGGCCTATCGCGAGAGGCCGCGGCTTGCGGTCCAGTGCCTTCTTCTCGTGATGCTCGCTGGCATTCTGGAGGTTGGCCAGCGGTACATGCCTGGTCGAAACGCGGACATTCTCGACTATGTGGCCAGCAGTTCCGGCGCCATCCTCGGCGGGCTCCTGATGTGGAGCCTGCGTCCCGGCCTGCTGGGCTACCTTGGCCTCAATCGTGCGGCCCAAGTCTGAGTAGCGGCACGGTGGCCACCGCCGTGCACGTGGCGGAGGTCAGCGTTCCAGCGTGGACAGGTTGAGTTCGGGCCGCCCGGGAAAAAGCGCCTGGTATCCCGGCAGCGCTTCCATCCGCGCAAGCCATGCCGAAACCGCCGGGAACGTCGCCAGGTCGATGCCGCCCAGCGGCGCCATCCGCGAATAGGGATAGAGCGCGACATCGGCGATGCTGGGTTGTGTCGCTGTCGCGACCCAGCCGGCAGGCCCCTGCCCGCGGAGCCGATCGTCGAGCAGGCGCAGGGCTGCAAGAGCCTCGACCCTGCAGGCCTGCATGTCCGCATCGTCCGCCGTCCTGTCGCGGCGCAGGCTGAGATGAAGCCGCAGTTGCGCGAGGGGGCGCATGTGCAGCGCCTGCTCGAACGAAAGCCAGGTCAACACCTGCGCCTGCGCGAACCTGTCCGCCGGCCACCATGGCGTGCCCTGGGAGAGATGGAACAGGATCGCCAGCGACTCGCAGATCGTGCGTCCGTCATCGAGCCGGAGGACCGGCACCTGGGCCAGCGGGTTGATGTCGAGAAAGGCGCGATCCGCGAGATCGCCCCTGTCGATCGACAGCGTCGTGCGCTGCAGCTCGACGCCCACCAGGCTGGCGAAGAGTCGTACCTTCCAGGCGTTGCCGGAGCGTTGGGTGTCGTAGATGCGCATTCGAGTCCTCGCAGCCGCTCCATGTCCAGAGAAAAAGTCGAGACTGCCGGTGCCTTTCACTTCTTCTCGACGTTCCAGAATATGGTGGGGCCCGCCGATATGAAGCCAGTGACGTTCTTGCGCGCGGCCGAGACCAGGCGCCATTCGCCGAGATGGACATACGGCGTCGATTCGAACGCGCGAAGCTGTGCCGCTTCGGCGATCTCCTTCAGCCGCGCCGGATCGGTCTCGCGCGCAAACTGGTCACGCAGCTTCTCCATCTCCGGATCGCACGGCCAGCCGCTCAGCGCCTTGTCGCAGGATGAGTTCAGGAGGACGTTGAAGAGCGGATTGACGAGGCCCATCGCCGACGGCGAGACGAGATAGGCATTCCAGCCGCCCGCTTCGGGCGGGATCTTCTTGGCGGCGCGAACGACGATGCTCTGCCAATCCATCGGCTGCATGTCGACCTTGAAGCCGGCCTGCTCCATCAGCCGCTTGGCAACGGGGGCGAGGTTGG